TTCCTTCGTAGCCACCCGCGAAATTAGTTGGTTTTCTGGTGCTACTCTAGAAGCCTAGAAAGGCGCAAGAATGAAAATCGAAACCCTACAAATCAAAGACCTACGGCCCGACCCGAATAACGCTAGGCAACACGACGAAAAGAACCTAAAGGCGATTCAAGGCAGCTTGAAAGAGTTCGGGCAGCGCAAGCCAATAGTCATAAACGATTCGTTCGTAATTGTTGCGGGGAACGGAACCGTCGAAGCCGCGAAGCGTTTGGGCTGGACAAAGATTGAATGCGTTCAAGTCCCGGGCGATTGGACGGCCGCGCAGACTAAGGCATTCGCACTAGCCGACAACCGAACCGCCGAACTAGCGGCGTGGACTCCCGAAGTCCTAGCGGCGCAGCTTGTCGAACTAGAAGCGTCCGGGTTCAAGATCGAAGAATTCGGGTTCGAGAAAATCGAAGAAGCGTCAAACCTAAAAGCGGACGACGCCGAACCAATTCAAACGGAGAAGCTAGAACGACGGGTGAATCTCGGGGACGTTTGGCAACTAGGCAAACACCGCTTGGTATGCGGCGACTCTAACGACCAATCCGTAATTGACAAGTTGTTAGAAGGAAAAAAATTAGACGCCATAATCCAAGACCCTCCATACGGAGTTCTTGCGGTTGAATGGGACAGACCACTAAGCCAAACAGACTTAGATATCGCACTAGCCAATTCAAACGGCCCGGTCTTTATGTTCAACGCAACAAAGCCAAACCTAATCGGCGGAGTTCTCTCCTTGACCCCGCAAGCCGATCGAGTTATGGTCTGGAGAATGACGGCGGGAATCACGGGTAAAGGCGGACTCTTCTGGACGTGGCAACCCGTCTTTGTCTGGAACGCAACTAGGAAGCTAATCGGTTGGGACTCTATCGAGTTTGAAAGCGCAGCTCCAGATAGAACTGGACAACACCTAACCCAAAAGCCCATTGGCCTAATAAGAAAATACATAAGTTCTATTCCCGACTTGGAAACAGTAGGGGACTTCTTCTTAGGTTCCGGAACTACGTTGTTAGCGGCAGAGCTGGAAGGCAAGTCTTGTTTCGGTGTGGAATACTCTCCTGAGTATTGCGACGTTGTTTTAGACCGCTGGGAAAAGATGACCGAACGAACCGCGAAGCTAGTTTCCAAGACCCTTTAGGGGATTGGGAGAAAGTCAAAAAATTTTTAAGTTTGCGAAAGAAGCCTAATGCCAGCCGGACGACCAACTAAACCCGCAGAGATAAAGCGACTAACTGGCAACCCCGGCAAGCGCGCCCTGCCCGAGCAATCGGCAATAATGCTAATCCCGCAAGCAAGCCAAACTCCAGAACCCGCTAGACCACTCCTAAAATACGGGCTGGAACTTTGGAACCGGGTTTGGGAATCTGGCATAAATTGGATAAGCCCGAACACCGATCTAGAAATTCTTCTTATGACGTGCGAGCTGATAGACGAACGCTGGAATCTCCGAGTGCGTGTAATGACGGACAACAACCCAAAAGACCGCCGGGGACTTCGAGAGCTAGACAAACAAATCGTTTCGAATCTAGGACTTCTTGGATTCACTCCGTCCGACCGCTCCCGGCTAGGCGTGGCAGAAGTAAAGAAAATGAGCAAGCTAGAAGAGCTAATGGCGAAGAAAGCTAACCGTGAATAGTTGGCCCCCGCTTTGGCTAACTCCAGTTCCCGAAAAAGCTATTGAACAAGGCGACGGAGAAATAGTAATTGAGTTCTCAGAAACCTTTGGCACGATTGGTAAGGACGGAATCGCTGGAAAAGTTGGACAAGCTCTAAAGCTTCGGGACTGGCAGAAAGAACTTATTCGGCACGTTTACGCTCGGGACAAAGACGGCGGGCTTCTTGCGCGAACCGCTCTAATCGGAATGCCCCGCAAGAACGGAAAGTCTGCGCTTTCTTCGATTAGCTTTGCTCTCTATTCCCTACTAGCTGAAGGCGTCGAAGGTGGAGAAGTTTATTCAATCGCCGCGGAAAAAGAACAAGCAAGAATTGTATTCAGCGAAACGAAAAGAATTGTTGAATCTACCGAGCTATCGGAAATGGTAAAGGTTTATCGGGACGCACTATTTGTTCCAGAAACTAACTCCGTCTACCGAGTTCTTTCCGCCGAAGCTTATTCAAAAGAGGGCTACAATCCTCACCGGATTATCGCAGATGAAGTTCACGCTATGAAAGACCGCTCACTATTTGACGTTATGAGTTTGGCTATGGGAAACCGTGGAAGTCTTGCGCAGATAATCGGAATCACAACCGCGGGAGTAAAAAAGGATATGACTGGCGGGGATTCTATCGCCTACAACTTATTCCAGTATGGGCAGAAGGTTTCACGCGGAGAAGTAAAAGACCCGTCTTTCTTTATGGCGTGGTGGGCCGCACCGGACGAAGCCGATCACCGCGACCCGAAAGTATGGGAACAAGCGAACCCGGGCTTCGACGATCTAGTAGATTCTGCGGACTTTGATAGCGCAATAAGAAGAACACCCGAAGCGGAGTTTCGAACTAAACGTTTGAACCAATGGGTAAGCTCTCAGACCGCTTGGCTCCCGGCTGGAAGTTGGGACGAACTAAAGAGCGAAAGAATCCCTAGCCCAGACGACGAAATAATCTTGGGCTTTGACGGCTCATTCTCCGGGGACTGTACCGTTCTTGTTGCGTGTACCATTCCAAAGACCGAAGAAGAAAAGCCGTTTATTTGGCTAGTCAAGGAATGGGAAAAAGACCTAACAATTCACGACGACCAATGGAGAGTAGATATCCAAGAAGTCGAGGAAACGATTATAAACTTTATCCGCGACTATCCAAGAACTAGAGAAGTGGCTTGCGACCCGTTCCGCTGGCAGCGTTCTATGGAAGTCCTAGCAGATCGAGGAATCCCTATCGTCGAGTGGCCTTCTACTTCCCCGAAGCGAATGGTTCAAGCCTGCGCTAAGTTCTATGACGCCGTAACCGGGAACACTTTAGAACACGACGGAAGCCCAGTTCTAGCCCGACACCTAGATAATGCCGTTACCAAAATAGACAACTTGGGAATCCGAATTGTAAAAGAAAACAGGAATAGCCCGCGCAAGATTGACGCAGCGGTAGCCGCCGTTATTGCCTTTGATAGAGCCGTAAGTAGTAGAATGGAAGAAATGGTTCCCGACTTCTTTTTCTAAGGGTGAATAATGGCAACAGTAATTCAAATAATCGGAGCCGCGCTAGTCGTTGCGGGTATTGCTTTTCTCTCTATTCCCGTTTCTCTTATTGTCGCTGGAACAGCGGCGGTCTTATTTGGAATTGCTATGGAGCGTAACTAATGTTGAATAACCTTTTCGAGAAAAGGGCAATAAGCTTTCAAACCCTATGGGGAGCTGGCGAAGACCTAACAGACCTGAATCAGTCCGGGACGGTTATCAATTCAGAAACCGCATTCAAGATTACGGCGATTTGGTCGGCGGTATCGCTAATCTCAGACACAATCTCGACCCTACCCCTAGACGCTTACATTCGACGCGACGGAGCTAGAGGGCCATTCCGACCGAGGCCAGCTTGGGTTTCCAAACCCGACCTAGATCAACAGCCTTCGGCATTCTGGCAATCAGTTATTGTTTCCCTTCTAATTGACGGCAACGCTTTTATTCGCGTCTTCCGTTCTGGCGGTCAAGTCGTGAACTTAGTTCCGCTAAACCCGCACAAGGTTCAAATTCGACGCAACGGTATCGGACGCGTAATGTTCGAAGTTCAAGGAGAGAAAACCCTTCTTAGCTCCGAAGACGTTATCTTTATTTCTGATCTAGTTCGCCCGGGTGAGATTCGCGGAATGGCAAGAGTCGAAGCTCTCAAAGACAACTTCGGTTTGTCTATGGCGTTGGAATCTTACGCAGCTAGATTCTTTAGCAACAGCGCAACCCCGCAAGGGATTATTACTTTTCCCGGGAATCTTAATAGCGAGCAGGCCGAAAATCTTCGACGCGGCTTCGACTCTGCCCACCGTGGACTAAAGCGTTCACACAAGACCGGAGTTCTATCCGGTGGCGCAGAATGGAAACCAACCGCAGTAGACCCTGAGAATTCTCAGCTAGAAACTTCCCGCCGATTATCAGTCGAAGACGTAGCCCGAGCATTCAACATTCCAAACCATATGCTAGGCGTTCAAGGTTCGACCGCTTACGCTTCGGTGGAACAAGACTCTATCTTCTTTGTTCAACACACACTTCGCCCAATCGTAACCAAGCTAGAGGTAGCATTCAGCCCGCTTCTAAACGAAGTCCCGGGCGGAGAAAACGCATTCTTGAAATTCAGTTTGGACGGATTACTTCGTGGAGATTCTCAGGCCCGAGCTAATTCTTACTCAATCGGACTTCAGGCGGGTTATTACACCGTGAACGATATCCGCAGATTCGAAGACCTAACTCCAATGGCCGACACCGTGGCAGATCAAGTTCGCGTTCCACTAGCTAACGTTTCGATTGACGATTCACGAATTGCTACCGAAGACAAGAAGGTAGCTATGGCGCAGAAGCTAGTTCTCGCTGGATACGAACCGAAAGCGGTTCTAGCAGCTCTTGGACTTCCAGCCATTCCGCACACCGGAGTTCCAAGCACACAACTTCAGCCAGTCGCGCAGCTCGACCCGGCTAATCCTGAAGGCGTTTACGAGGTTCAGTAATGGCGATAAGTTCGGGAGTTATCACCGTTGGAACAGTTCCGTCAATTATCGACGGAACTTTCAATTCTAACTTTCGTCTAATTGTTCACAACAACGACAACACGGACGCAGTTTACTTAGGTGGCCAAGACGTGTCGGTGGCTACTGGTTTGAAATTGGATAAAGGGATAATTCTTCAGCTTGAAATGAATCCACTAGAAAGCGTTTACGCAATCTCCGGAAAAGCCGGACACACAATTAGTTATCTGAAGCAGGTATAAGTTGCCCTATTACATAACCGACAAATCCGCAGACTGCCCAGCTTGGGCCGTAGTAAAAGAAGACGGCGAACTTCTAGCCTGCCACGACTCGAAAGAATCAGCAATTGAACAAGCTATCGCCGTATCCATAGCGGAAGAAACCGAATTCGTTGGAGAACGCGCAGCCGTCGGAGAGCTAAAGATTGGCGATTGGGTAACTTGGAACATTAGAAACCCGAAGTTACTTGCGCAGATCGTACTCATAGAAGGCGAACTAGCCGGGCTAGAAGTTTACGAATTAGAAGACGAAGTTTACCATTCCACTAGCCGTCTAATGATTATCAACGTTTTCAAGCTTCAAAGAATCCAAATGCCGGAAAGAATCTCCGCCGAAGTAGAAGACGCAGAAGAAGAAGAATTAGAAGACGAAGGCGAAGCAAATCTGCCCGACAACTACCGCCCGGCACTAGCTCCAGACGTTCCAGAAGGTCGAGCTTGCGGAAATTGCTTCTTCTTCAACGAAGCAAGACTAAATGACGACGGCGATAAAGCTTGGTGCGAGCGTTGGGACGCATTCGTAGACGGCGGAAACTACTGTAATGCTTGGCAACCAGCGGAAGAAAACTCCGAAGCCCGAGCCGTAGACCTAACCCCGCCAGCATATATGAGAGCAGCCGCCCGCCGTGGACTTGAATACTACGCAGAAGGTTTAGCCGGGGACGGTCTTGTAGATCGAACCGTTAGAGAAGCCCGAGCTATGGCAGAAGGAAACGTTACTGCCGACAAATGGGTAAGAATTGGCGCTTGGATATCTAGACACTTAGGCGACCTAGATTCTCCAGACGCAAACCCGTCTTCGGAAAATTATCCAAGCCCGGGAGTTGTTGCGCACCTTCTTTGGGGAAGTGGCCCTAGCAAAGCTTCAGCGCGTCGAGCTTTGAACTATGCGCAAGGAGTCGTCAGTAGACTAGAAGAAGAAAATCGCGCAAGCATAAGTCAGGAAAGCGAACAAATGGCAAAGATTGAAAAGCGGACAAACGAAGTTCAGTTTGAACTAAGAGCGGTCGAAGGTGGCGACGGTATGACTTTTACCGGATACGCCGCGGTCTTCAACTCCCCTAGCGAACCCCTACCGTTTATCGAAAGAATCGCTCCGGGCGCATTCAAGCGATCACTTCGCGCCCGCAACGATATAAAGCTTCTATGGAATCACGACACCGGGGCTGTTCTAGGTTCTACCCGGGCGGGAACTCTAAAGCTAGAAGAAGATAACTACGGCCTACGCGTTACCGCAGTTCTTCCAGACACGAATCTAGGACGCGACGTTAGAACCCTAGTCCAGCGCGGGGACGTAAACGCTATGAGTTTCGGCTTTTCCGTGCCAGCGGGCGGAGATTCTTGGAACGCAGAAGGCACAGAAAGAACGCTAAAGTCTGTCAGAATTTTTGAAGTAAGTGTGGTTGCCTACCCGGCATATATTTCGACTGCCGGAACGGCTACCGTTCGTTCATTCGACGGAGTAGCGAAGCGCGCAGAGGTAGACGCAGACCAACTGGCGGACGCTATGCTTGCTATCGAAGACGGCAAGGACTTATCTCTAGAACAGTCCGAACTTCTAACAAAGGTAATCCAGCGACTAACTCCACAAGAAGAAGCCGAAGCTGAAGCTAATTCAGAAGAGCTTACGGCGCTAGAACTAAAGAAGAAGAAATTCGAACTCCTAATGAAGAGGTTGTAAAATGGCAAACCTAGATCAAATCAAAGAAGCAATTCTAAAGGCTTCAGGTTATCCAGATACGGGAATTGTTCGTGATAACTTGGACACTTGGGCGCAGGCCGTTTGGGAACTTGATAACGAAGTCAAGCCAAAAGAAATTCGCGTCATAGAAGCTAAAGAAACCCGCTAAGGGTTCGTCGGGTTTATCCCCTTTCTCCCGACCGCAACGCCCGCCGTATTCCTTTCCGGCGGGCGTTGTCTTTTACCCGGATTAGTAGAATAGAAGTTATGGGTTGAGTCAGCTCCCCGAACTACCGTCTGAGTTAGCACGGCGGAAATCCAAATAAAAAAATCAAACAAGGAGTAACAACTATGTCAGACTTTCTGAAGTCGCAGGTTGAAGCCCGCAACAACCTAATCGAGCAGGCCCGAACAGTAATCGAGTCAGCCGAAGCGGACAAGCGTGGACTAACCGTAGACGACCAAGCAACAATCGAGCGTATTGAGAACGAAATTTCTCAGCGCGACGCAGCTATCGACACCGCAAAGAAAATGGAAGAGCGTGAAGCCCGCGCAGTAGACGCAGCCCGCAACTCTTTCATTCCTTCAAACGAAGTTCGTGGCGACGCAGATATCCTACGCGCAATCGCAAACGGAGAAATGCGTTCACACACATTCGCACCAGAGAAGAGAGCACTTGTTCCTTCCGACAACCTAGTTCCAAAATCTTTCTACGACGAAGTTTTCAGCGTGGCGAGATTGGCCGGTCCTATGCTTACCGTTTCTCAGGTAATCAATACCGCAGGTGGAGATACTCTAACAATCCCGACTCTAACCGGATATTCAACCGCAACAATCAAGAGCGCTGGTTCAGCTATCTCAGATTCCGAACCCGTTTTCTCAAATGTCCAGTTAAGCGCGTTTAAGTATTCCTTCCTAGTCCCCGTGGCAAACGAACTTCTAGCAGACTCTTCGCTGGATATTTCTGCGCTAATCGCGGAGCAGGCTGGAAACGCAATTGGTTTCGGAATCAACACCGGACTAACAACTGGAACCGGAACTGTAGAGCCAACTGGTATCTTCACAACCGGAGCTTCAGCGGTTACAGGTGGCACCGGAGTTTCAGGCGCACCTACCTACGAAAACCTAGTGGACTTGCTTTACACACTAGACGGACAGGCACGTTTGCTTCCGGGCGTCGGTTGGTTGATGAACAAGACTGGTCTTGCGGCAGTTCGCAAAATCAAGGACGGTTCTGGAGCGTTTATCTGGACAGCCGGAAATATCGCACAGGGTCAGCCAGATCAGCTACTCGGATATCCAGTATATGAGAACCCGGCCGTTAGTTCAGTCGGTACAGCGGCATTTTCAATCGGCGTAGGACACTTGCCGTCGCTGAAGACAAGAATTGCCGGCGGTGTACAGGTGGCTCAGTCAGCCGATTACGCTTTCGCAAATGATGTAACAACCTTCCGTGTAACTGCTCGCGTGGATTCAAAATTGACTCACGCCAGCCACTTCGTCAAATTTAAGGGCGGAGCAAGCTAAGCCAAAAGCATTAGCTAACAGACTGGAAAGGTCGCTGGACGGTAGGGTTTCGGCGGCCTTTCCTTTTGTCTTTTTTGGGTGATAATGTTTTTCTATGAAACCTATCAAATCTAAAAATCCCGCACGTGAGCAACTTCGCGGAAGTGTTAGCGTCTACAGTAATTCGCCCGATCAGCCCACGGGCTACGGACAACAAGCCCGGTATCTTGTAGATCGACTAAAGCGCGACGGCTTAGACGTGGCAGCTTTATCAAATTACGGACTAGAAGGAATCCGCGGCGAACTTGAAACGCCTTACGGAAAGATTCCACACTTCGCCCGGGGCTTTGATATGTATTCAAATGATTCAGCGCCCGTAGATCATAAAACTTTTTCAGCTTCGAAGCCAAACCAACCAAACGCTATGATTACCCTTTACGACGTTTGGGTATTGACTAACCCGGGCTTCAATGACTTCGACGTTCTAGCGTGGACACCGCTCGACCACGTAACACTACCCCCGAGAGTCGAAACATTCCTAACAAAGAAAAACGTTACCCCGGTTGCTATGGCTCCGCACGGAGTCAGGCAGTTAGAAGCTAAGGGGATTGAGTGCCGATACGCACCGCACGGAATAGATACTAAAGTTCTAAAGCCGACGTTCGAAATTGACGGGCAACCAATCGAAGAGCATATGGGAACTAAAGATAGATTCGTCGTTGGAATTTGCGCAGCGAACAAAAGCTCAGGTCTGATTCACCGAAAAGCTTTCTCAGAAAATCTATTGGCCTTCTCGATCTTCAATAAGAAACACCCAGACGCTATGCTCTACATTCACACCGACCCGGCAGGAAAGGGAATTGGCTGGAATCTTCTTAGTCTTCTTCAGTCATTAGGCGTCAAGCATAACGACGTGGCTTTCCCAAATCCCCTTTCGTATCGCTACGGAATTTCGCAAGAACACCTAGCCGCTTACTTTACGGGAATGGACGTTCTTCTAGCGACGTCTTACGGAGAAGGATTCGGAATTCCAACTATTGAAAGTTTGGCAGCCGGGACGCGGGTTATAGGTTCTAACTGGGCGGCAACTCCAGACTTAGTTTCTGAAGATTCTTGGCTAGTGGACGGTCAGCCTTATTGGGACTCCGGGCAGGACGCTTGGTGGCAAATCCCGAACGTGCCTTCAATCGTGGCCGCGCTGGAAGAAGCCTACAAGCTAGGGAAGGGCCGTTCGCAAGTTGCTATCGACTTTGCTTCGGACTTTGACGTAGACAAGGTTTGGACGAAATATTGGCAACCTATCCTTCGGGAAAAATTCTCAAAATGATTCCCGTTCTAGGGTTCGCCGTTTATAGTCAGTTCGACAAGGCGGATAGACTACTAGCTTCGATAGATTACCCGATTGAACACTTGGTAATCGTAGACAACTCCGGAGCGAAGAACTGGGAACCTAAGCAACCAGAACAAGTAAAGAATCTATGGCTTCTAAGAGTTCCCTTCGGACTTGGGCTTGTAGGTGCGTGGAATCTAGTGATCAAGTCCACGCCTTACGCTCCCTTCTGGGTTCTAGTAAATGATGACGCTTGGTTTGAGTCTGGAGCGCTGGAGACAATCGCAACCGAAACAGACCCGGACGCTCTAACCTTCGTAGATATCATTCCGGCTTGGTCTTGCGTTGTTTTTGGGGAAGGCGCAATCGCTAAGGCTGGAGTCTATGACGAAAGATTCTATCCGCTCTACTTTGACGATAACGACCTACACCGCAGAATGGAAAAAGCTGGAGTCAAGATTCAAAGACTAGAAGCTAAAGTTCACCACGAAAACAGCTCTAGCCTAAAGAACAAAACGATACAAAATAATCGAACCTATGACGCTAACAGAAAGCTAATGGACAAGAAGGTAATTGAGAATGACTTCTCTCCGGGCTACTGGGACTTAGAAACTAGAAGGGCTAACCGTTGGGACTAATCGTTTACACCGGAGGAACCTTCGACCTTTTCCATTCCGGCCACGCTAACTTTCTGGAACGTTGCTCGGAGCTGGGTTCGGTTACGGTTTCCCTAAACACGGACGAATTCATAACCGCCTACAAAAAGAAGCCGCCCGTTATGACCTACGCAGAAAGAACAAGGGTTCTTCTTAGTTGTCGGTATGTTTCTAGGGTTATCCCAAACTACGGCGGGGCAGACTCTACGCCCGCAATCGAAACAATCGCTCCCGATCTAATCGTTGTCGGTTCGGATTGGGCGCGCCGGGACTACTACGCTCAAATGGGATTCACGCAAGATTGGCTAGACGAACGGGGAATTGGCTTGGTCTACATTCCCTACACCGACGGAATAAGCTCGACGGCTATAAAAGCCCGGCTGGTAAGATAGAACCGAACAAAGGAAAATCTTATGGCAATCGTAAACGGTTATTGCTCTTTAGCAGAAATCAAGGCTTCGGCAGGAATCTCGGATTCTGTGGACGATACTATGTTGGAGCTTGCGGTGGAATCGGCTTCGCGCTTTGTCGATAGTTATACCCAACGCTACTTTTACAACGCTGGAACTGCGACCCGTTTATTCTCTCCGCAGGATTCTTACGTCGCCGAAATTGACGATCTAATTTCTTTGACTACTCTTCAGACTTCGGACGGCGACGACTTCGGCACAACTTGGGCCGCTAAGGATTATCAGCTAGAGCCACTAAACGGAAACGTGGACGGTCTTACAGGACACCCAGCTACCCGTATCAGGGCCGTAGACGACTTTATATTCAACGTCTTAGACGGAGAGGCAACCGTTCGAGTTGTCGGCGTCTGGGGCTGGTCTGCGGTTCCAATTGCGGTAAAGCAGGCGACAATTATTCAAGCTTCTCGAATATTTAAGCGGAATTCGAGTCCCCTTGGAATCGCTGGCTTTGGCGAAATGGGCGCAATCAGGGTGGGCGTTCAGCTCGACCCAGACGTGAAGCACCTTATCGACGTTTACCGAAAAGTTAGATTCGCCTAATGGCTTCGATCACCGACCTTCGGGCTGGACTAGCTACCAACATAGCAACGATTACCGGGCTACGAACAACGACCGAAACCCCGGACACAATTAGCCCGCCTATCGCTATTATCAACGTGGCAAACGTGAACTATGACAAGTCTTTCGCCCGGGGACTAGACGAATACAACTTCGTCGTTACTGTAATTGTCGGACGTGTTGGGGAGCGTTCGGCGCAAAAGCTTCTAGATTCTTACGTTAGCACTACGGGAAATCCTTCCGTCAAGCTGGCGATAGAATTAGATAGGACGCTCGGCGGCAAATGCGACACGCTCCGAGTAACCGATATGAGAAACTATGGCTCTCTTGTAATTGGAGAGGTTACCTACTTAGCTGCCGAATTCAACGTCGTAGTTTACGCAAAATAAAACCGCTAGTAAAATAGGAGAACAAAAGAAATGGCAAAATTCATAGTAACCGCAACCGCAGTAAAGATTGGAAGCACTAATGTTTCTGATTCTGTTGCTTCAGCGACGCTAGAACTTACTTCCGCAGATGTGGACGTAACAGACTTTTCAAGCAACGGTTGGACAGAAGTTATAGGTGGGCTAAAATCCGGAACCCTTAGCTTGGATATCCACGCAGATAACGGAGTTGGAGCAATCACAACAATTCTGAACCCGCTTCTTGGAACAATCGCAACCGTAACAATCGCTCCAAATGGAACCGTAGGTTCTTCAACTAACCCGATCTACACCGTTCCAGTTCTTGTAAATTCCTTCTCTCCGGTGGCCGGGGCAGTCGGCGATCTCAGTACCTTCAGCGTGTCGTTTCCGACAAGTGGCTCGGTCAGCTTCGCAACCGCCGGAACCGTCTAAGGGTAAAAAATGAAACTTACCCTACGAATTGAGTTCTCAGACGGAACGCACAAAGACGTCCTAGTATCTGCCGCCGATATGGTGGCGTTCGAAGACAAGTTCAACGTTTCAATCGCAAGACTGGACGACCCAAGAATCGGCTGGTTGCTATTCCTTGCTTGGCATTCAGAAAAGCGTAGGAAAGAAACAACCGCAGAATACGAAACTTGGTTAGATTCGGTCGAGTCAATTGGAGCAACTGAAGACCCAAAAGCTCCAAAATAGTAGGACTAGGCGATAGGTCTGCTCATTGGTTCATAGCTTCACTAGCGGTCGAGTCAGGAATTCCTCCAAATGTTTTATTGGAGCAATCCGACCGAATGCTTTGGACAATGAACAGGTGGCTAATCGCTAAGAACCTTCCGCGATAGGTGAAGCCCCGGCAAACGCTGGGGCTTCTCTATTTACATTTCGGTAGAATAGATACGAGGTGAGTATGGAAACGGTAAGAATTGACGTCGAGGGCGTTCAAGAAACCCTAAACATTCTCAGAAAATTTCAGCCTGAAAGTCTTGCGCAACTTCGCAGAGATATAAAAAACGATTCAGGACTAAACGCTGCGGTATCTTCCGTAAAGGCTGAGATTCCCCCGGTCGCTCCCTTGTCTGGAATGATGAATCACAACGGAAGAACGCAGTATCGAATTCCGCGAGTTGCTCCTTCTTTGAAGTCGCCTAAACGCACAATGTCTAGCCAAGAATCTTCACTTATTACGATCGCCACAACTTCACCCAAAGACGGAATAGGTTTTGAGATTATAGATATGGCAGGTAGGGGAAGCGGCGGTAGGACTTCACGCGGCCGAGCTATGATTGCGAACCTTGCTAAGAAAGCGTCCCGTTTCGTCTACCCGGGTTTCGAAAAGAAACAAGAAGGAATAGAAAAAGGCGTACTAAGAATTCTTGAAGACTACGCCGCTAAAGTCAATGTAAAGCTAAGGGTAATGTAATGGCCGTCAAAATACCGATTATCACCGTCTTTGATTCTAAGGGATTGAAGCAGGCTCAATACCAGCTAAATAAAGTTCGCGGAAACTTCCAGAATCTAGGACGAAACGCGGCAATCGCCGGAGCAGCCGTCGGTGCGTTCGGTGCGGCTATCGCCGTTTCAGCTCGAAGCCTTGCTCGAATTCAAGCAATCAATATCCAGACCAACACAGTTCTAAAATCTACGGGAACTACTGCCAACGGAACCGCTAAGGATATTGAAAACCTAGCCGGAAGTCTGGAAGCTCTAACCGCAACCGAAGCCGAAACAATTCAAGAAGGCGCGAATCTTCTTCTAACATTCAAGAACATTCAAAACCAAGCGGGCGCTGGTAATGATATCTTCAACCAAACTACCGCGGCTATGGTGGACGTCGCCCGGGCTATGGGAACTAGCGCGAGCGGTGAAGCTATCCGTCTTGGAAAAGCTCTAAACGATCCCGTAAAAGGAATTTCTGCGCTTACGCGTGTTGGTATTACATTCACCGAACAACAAAAAGCACAGATAAAAGCACTTTCTGATTCTGGCGACATTATGGGCGCTCAGAAAATTATTCTTGCGGAACTACAATCTCAATTTGGCGGAAGCGGTGCGGCATTCGCTAAGTCGTTTACAGGTCAGCTACAACTTCTTCAGCACGAACTTGGAACCGTCGGTGAAGAAGCAACTATGGTAGTTATGCCAGCTCTTCAACAAATGGTAGACGGCTTTAGAGAGCTTCTTCCTGTTGTCGGGCCACAACTAAAAGCAGCAATAGCTTCGGTAGATTGGAAGGCTTTTGCTAAAAGTATTGTAGACACAATAACTTTCTTAGTCCAAAACGCAGAAGCGATTATGAAAATTGTAACCGCTTTATTTGTCTTGAACACAACCTACAACGTAGTCAAGGTTACGACTGGACTCTACAACGCAGCGGCCGTAATTCTTGGAAACACTTTCACCGTAACCGCTGGAAAAATTGGACTAGCTACTGGAGCTTTGAAGCTATTCAAAATTGCTTTGATCACAACAGGTATAGGCGCGCTAGTTGTTGCGCTAGGTTTGATTGTTCAAGGCGCAACTGAAGCGGATAGCACCTACCGAAAAACAACTCCAGTAGTTACAAGCTTCGGAACTGCCGTCTTGAATTCTGGTAAAGACGCAGAATGGGCGGCTGGAAGGTATGGCACGGCGACTACCGCTGTAAACAATTTCAATTCCGCTGTAAGTTCTATGCCTAAAATTTCAAGGATTGATATTCCAGTTGTGGGCGGCGGTCGAGGTTTGAACTTACCCGCTGGACTGGGTAGCTCCGGAGTTATTCCGCCCGATCCTACAACGCCTCCTTCCACCGGGGGAACGACCGCAGCTCCTAGAACCACTTTCGCAGGTATCTTATCAAAAAACTTATTAGAGCAAACGCGACTAACCAAGCTTCAAGCAAAAGGACTTAGCGCAGGAGCAGCAGAATTAGCTCTTTCAACGATAACAAATAAAGCTCAATTCAAAAAACTCGAAGCCAATCTAAGTAAAGCAACAGTCGTAGAGAAAAGGCAGGGCGTCTTCAATCAAACCGCTGCGGGTAGAGCGGAGCTTGCTCAGATACAAGCAAATAACGAAGCAAATGCCGCCGCCGACCGTGCCGCCGCAGAAGAAGCACAAAGACAACGCGACGCAATTATTGCGGCAGAAAAAGCCGCAGCCGACGAACGCGCAAGAATTTACAAATCATTCGCCGATTCAGTAACTAGCACATTCGGAAGTATCAAGGACGCGATCGTTGGAGCATTTAGCCTTCCAGAGCTAGGCGGTTCGACCGATTCAATTATCCGAAATATGGATAAGCTTCTTGGCCGCGTAAAGTCATTCTCTACAAACATTAGTCAGCTATCTTCTATGGGACTAAACCCGACACTTCTTGCGCAAGTTATTCAGGCTGGGCCAGTTCAAGGCGCACGTTTGGCGGCTTCTTTAGTAGCTGGGGGAGCAGACGCACTAGGACGAATCAACGCAGGTTTTGGAGAAATTCAAACTCTAGGTTCTGAAATTGGTATGACCGGAACCCAATCAAGATTTGGGACTTCCCAACAACAACAAGTAATAAACATAAACATAGAAGGCGGATTAGATTCTTCCGCCGCTATTGGTAAGGCTGTAGTAGACGCCGTTAGAGCTTACGAGCGCACTTCTGGCGCAGTTTGGCAGGGCGCATAATGATTAGCCCAAAAGTCGAAATTGGTTTTGACTTAGGCGCTAACACTCCAACGGGCTTCAAGTTAGATGACTTGGTTCGCGGAGTTCTTGATAACACAACTTATATTCTTGCCGGAGAACTTTTCTATGATATTTCTCCCCGGGTTCAAACCGTTTCGGTAAAGCGCGGAAAGAGCGAAGCCTTAGATCGTATCGACGCAGGTATTTCGACAATCGTTCTGGACAACAACGACCGACTATTTGACCCGCTTTACGAAGCTGGGTTGTATTACGGACAGCTAGTTCCACGCCGACAAATTCGAGTATCCGCTAATGACGCGCCCGTTTTCTACGGCTATGTTGAAGACTTCGACTTAGAGTATCTACCGGGCAACCGTGCCGAAGTACGTATCGAAGTTGCGGACGCTTTCGGTGCTTTGGCTAACGCAGGGCTAGACGAATTCGACCCGCCTAGCGAGCTTTCTGGAGCGCGTGTGAGCCGTGTTCTAGACCTTCCCGAAGTAAACTGGCCGATTGAGTTGCGAGAGATTGACACCGGACGAACCCTTCTTCTAGATTCTTCCGTGTCGGGAATTTCTGCGCTTGAATATCTTCAGCGCGTATCAACTTCCGAATTTGGAAACCTTTTTATCTCTAAAGACGGCGACATAATCTTCAAAGAGAGAAACTCTTCCACGACTACGCCCGACTTTATTTTCTCGGACGACCCCGCACCTTCAGCTTCTACTAAGGTTCTTTTCTCCACCGTCCGGGCTATCTACGGTTCGGAGAATCTTTACACGCGAATTTATCTAGCCAATACCGACCTAATTCCAGAAGAAGTAATCCTAGAGAATGAAGCGTCCACGGGACTTTACGGAGTAAGAACCTATTCCAATACCAATTTGCTAGTTCAAGAACCAGCGGACTTGGAAGACCTAGCCCAAGCCTTGCTAGTTACTTACGATTCTCCGCTTTACCGATTTGAAGCCGTTACGGTTGTTCTGGACAAGCTAACAGACCCGCAGACTGAAGCGATATTGAACTTGGAAATTGGGGATATTGTTCAAGTCCATTTCACGCCGTCGGGCATTCCCCCGGCTATTGAATTGCCTTGCCGCATTATCGGAATCAACCATAACTGGGAGCCGACGATCAAGCGAACGACCTTCTCACTTGAAACCCTAAACTTCGGTGTCTTCGTCCTAGATTCTCCGCTACTTGGAGAGCTAGACAACGACCGCCTAAGCTACTGATAAACTAAAGAAAGAACAAAGGAATCCAGAATGCCAAGAAAGACCTTTACCGCGGGCGACGTCCTCACGGCCGCAGACGTCAATCTCTATTTATCCAATCAAGCGGTTTTTGCTAGCAGCACCGCCACAACTTACACCGTGCTTACTTCCGATCGCTACGAAACTCTAGTAATGGCGGGAACTGCCAATTCAACGATCAGCTTCAGCACTGCTACCGCATTCGAAGCCGGGGAAAGAATAGATATCTTTCAAGAAGGAGCCGGAACTGTAACAATCGCCCGGGACGGAACCGCAGTATCTTTCGCAGGTCGAGGAACCGCTGGAACCGCTTACAGAATTGGGCAACGCTACGACGCCGTTTCGGTTGTCTGCGTGGGTACTAACTCTTACCGCATTATCGGAAACGCCACAGCGGTCTAATGACTCTCTCAGCGTTAGGTATTTTTAGTGCTGCTGGGGCTGGTGGGGTTCAGGGCGATTACGAGCTTATTGCCTCAAGTATCCTTGGGTCGAGTCAATCTTCAATTGTTTTTGATGTCAGCAGTTTTGCCTCTACCTATAAGCACCTTCAGATTAGGTATGTTGCCAGAAGCACAAGGGCAGGTAACACACTTGACGGACTTGCTGTACGATTCAATGCCGATACAGGCACAAATTACTCTGGACATTTCCTTAGAGGTAACGGCTCGGCTGTTAGTTCTGGGGCGGAAACAAGCATTAGCAAACCCCAAATAGGAATCATTCCAGCAGCCGATAGCACAGCCAATGTTTTTGGTTCAGGCGTGGCAGATTTTCTTGACCCATTTAGTAGCACAAAATACAAAACCTTTAGGTCGCTCTATGGAATGACTAGCCAAAACTTTGTTGCTCTAAATTCTGGACTATGGCGAAACACCAATGCCATTACTTCAATAACAATTTTTCAGACAGAAGGCAGCAATAACCTTCTTACTGGCTCACGCTTTTCACTCTACGGAATAAGGGGATAACAATGCCAACACCTACTTATACACCTCTAGCTAATGTGACTCTAGGCACAACTGTTAGCACAGTCACTCTAGGTTCAATTCCAAGCACCTATCGAGATTTGATTTTGGTCTGTTCTCTTAGAGCTACAGTTGCTAATCAGCTTGCTATTTTTAGATTGAATGGTGATACTGGTTCTAACTACTCTTATGTCAGCGTAACTGGTCGAGGAAACGACCTTACCGCTTCACCTTCTGGAACAGGTACTTCTGCTTATGCCACTCTTGACGCTTCTCCGCCAAGTGCGACAAACACACAGACTCTTTCAACAATTCAATTTATGGATTACTCTGCTACCGATAAGCACAAGACTTACCTGAGTCGTGCTGATGGAGTTTCAGCAACATTCAACGCTACGGAAGCTCTTGCCCAACGCTGGGCAAACACCTCCGCAATTACCTCAATAGTTTTTTCTATGACTTCTGGCAGTTTTGTTTCTGGGGCCACTTTTGCCCTATACGGTATCGCAAGCTGAGGATAAAAAATGACAATGACTCTTATAGAAACAAAGACGCTGGGTACTGCTACTGCCACAGTAGAATTCACCTCTATACCTCAAGATGCTACCGACCTCTTGCTAACTGTTTCCAGCAGAACTACTGGAGCTGGGCCAGATTGTTTCATTAGACCTAATGGTGCTACTACTAATCTTTCAGGTAGACGGCTAAGAGGGAATGGCGTAAATGCTACATCAGTTGCGGAAACTACTGCTTATGTAGAGAATTGCGTGTCTACTGATACGGCTTCAACTTTTTCTAATAACTCGGTGTATTTTCCTAATTACACTTCTTCAACTTTTAAGTCAATGTCAATAGACGCTATAAGAGAGAACAACGCCACAGATGCGAGGCAAGCAATTTTTGCTGCTCTTTGGTCTAACACCGCAGCGATTACTTCAATTACGATTGTTCCTAGCTCCACTAACTTTGATGTTGGAAGCACCTTCTCGCTTTACAAAATTACAAAAGGCTCTGACGGAATCGTAACAACAAGCTAACAAGAAAGAAAAGAAAATGACAGAAATCCTAACCAAGCTAGTAGTGGAC